CAACCTTGAGTAGATTCCCTCCAGCGATTTGATAGATAGCGCTATACCAGCCCCACTTTCTAGAGAAGTTACTTTGGATGTCGAGCGTTGGCTCTCCATCTTCTGCTGGCTCCCCAAAGATTGTAGGGTAGCTATCTGCAATTTGATTTCTAAACGATAAAAAAAAAGCAGGCAACCTAAGAAAATGTCTGCCCCTAACTCCTGAAATGTTTGTCCTGTGTGCTTATCAGGGTCATATACCTCTATGCTGTGCCTACCATACATCTGCTTGGTAATAGGTCTATACAATACACCTAATGCTTTTTCAGCATTCTTATAAGGCTCCTTTAAATACTCCTCCAAGTCTATGTACTCGCCTAGACTTATATCCTCTAGTTTTGGGTGGAACCCATACTCTACGCCCCTATGCTTAAATGTTTTTACAAGTGCTGGTTTCTCGTTTAGCACTACAGCCAGTTGCTGCTGTATATCCTCCAAGTCTACCTTACGCATACCCTGCTGCTGTGCAGGGGTAAGGTTACAGAAATGGTATATAGCCAACTCATCGCTATTCTCCTCGCCTACCATTAGCATAAACTTTTTATAGCGCTCCAATGTGATGTCGCTTAGGCTTTCTGGTATTGTAATGTTAACGGATTGTGTATCTCCCATAATTAGGCTTGCTTAGTTTATTCCATACCCCATAACGCAGGGCATCAATTGCGTGGTTGTATTTGTCTTCAGGTTTATTAAGTAGGTTGCCATTCTTATCCTCAAGCCACTTATAATTCTCCATCTCTTTAGTTAGGTTGCTGCCATTTACATGCAGCTTGTAGCGCTTAAGCATATCAATACCTGCATTAACACTATCGGCACCCTTAGCAGTAGGCTTAACATTAAAGCCCATCCTATGTAACTCCTCAATACTTTTAGGCTCACTACTATCAGCAAATACCTCATCATACCTGCCTACCTCAAATTTAGTAAACATCTGCGACAAATCCTGATTGGTTAGGTTAGTGCTATACAGCACTTCCTGAAAGTATAGGTTATCGCCCCACTGGTAGCAGGCTACTAATGCACTAGGGTCATTGGTAAAACCAAAGTCAAGCCCATAGGATAAAAACTTAGCTTGTGGTGGTAGCTGCTGGTAGGTAGTAAACTGGAACACCTGTGCCCTGTTAGTACCTCGCTCACCTAACCCATACACACGCCAGTAATGCTCATCTGTTTGCTTAAGGCGTTCTATCTCTGCTACAATGGTAGCATCTAGGAAGGGGTTGTCTTGGTAAGTGGTCTGGTAAAAGTCTGCATCCTCTCTAGGTATGACCCTATCGTATATCCAATGGAAACTATCTGAAGGGTTATAGTCAAGTATTATCCTGCCGTTGGTACGGAATACAATTTGTTGCCAATCCTCAAAGGTTAACTCATTGGCCTCATTCAGGAATGCCAAGTCCCTTTTACGCCCCCTAATCTTTTGGGGTTGGTCCAAACTCACAAACTCAACCAAGTTGCCGTTTAGTATGTACTCGCTGTTAGACTTGTTGTGGTAGTCCTCGTTATACAACTGGTGCTGTTTAAGTATATCAAAAAAGTCCCTCATAACAGAGGAGCGCACAGCAGGGAAAGTCTTGCGTGCTATTGTTATGGTCTGTCCAGTATACTTAGCGCAATAATGGAATATAATCCACAGCAGAATGTTGTATGTCTTTCCAGAGCGCGTACCGCCCTGTTCAACTACAATTTTCTTTTTACTGCGCTTAAGGTGTGTGTAAACCTTATTGACTTTAATCTTGGTCATCTACCTCCTCAACCTCAAAAGTCCTTAGGCCCTCATGCTGTATCTCTTGGCGCTCAACATAGCCCCTGCCCTTGCCTTTTGTCTTCAGGTAAAATATAGTGCTACTAGGGTTGCCACCCTTTATCTGTTTATGCAACTGACTTTCCGCAAAGTCTAGTGCCACATTAGCTAAGTCAGCAACTCCTGCCTTATACGCCTCATCCTCACGCATCCACCTGTAATGAGTCTCCCTGCTAATGCCTACTGCCTTACAGGCGCTAGTAACTATACCTAAGCTCTGCTCAAGTGCATCTAGCATTGCCTTTTTTGTTATGTCATTATTTGCCATTTGTTTTTTCTCTAATGTTGTTATATATTGTCATCAGTTATGCGGTAGTAGTGTAATAGTAGCACATCTAGCATCCAGCTAGAAGGTGAGGTGCAAATCCATCCTACCGCTCTAAGTAGCCCTCCTCTCTTGGAGGGTTATTTTTTCCCCCTTATACATACCAGCACCCCTAGCATCTATCTCGCTAAATGGTATCTCAGGTTTGGTAAGCACACAGCTTTTATCTATTAAGTATACATACTTCATTTGATAGCCCTCAAAGGGTTTCCACTTACGGAACTCACTGGACATCTTAAGGTGGTGTGCTTGTATTACATGCATAGCCTCTCCTGTATCTGGGTTTACCCTTAGTGCTGTGTTTTCTGCTATGCCTACAAGTTTAAAACCACTTGCTCTATATATGGTGCCATCACCACACTGCGTTCCATCTGCAAAACTTATTACCCACTTTATGTGGGGTGCATTCTTTTTTATAAGTCGGATGCTGATAGCTATGCAACGGCTCTCGCTGTACTTAGGCAGGTAGTCATCAAATGCCATGCGGTTAAGTTCTATAAACTCATTCCATCCTGTTCCCTCAACAAGGTTTATAGTCCCCTTCTTGTTTATGCTTGGCCCATAGCTTAACACTCCGTGTAGCTTCCCATCAAGAAAAGCCCCAAAGTGGAGCTTACTATTTGGCACTACCTTACCTGAGTAGTGGTGCTTTTTGACAAAAGCGTTTGCCACCTTAGCAGGTATGACTTTAACCCTTATTTCTTTTGCTCTGCCCATTGCGATACTATTAAGTAAAGTGCGTTACCATTGCTGTTCTCATTACCAAAGGTTTCTACATACTTGTACTCCTCTGTTTTCTTAATATCATCAATAGCATTTTTAATAATCGTTTGCTGCTCATCTGCCATTGTAAATGTCATCTGCTGGAAAGGGCTTTTATCCCCATCAGGCAACTCAAAACTTTCATCAAAATCATTAGGGCTTAAATCAAAGCCACCTATATCCATACCCCAGTCCTGTAGTTGCTCTACATCCCATTCATTAGCCAGTAAATCCCAATCCCATTCACCAAAGCTGCTGTTATCCTTTATTATAAACTCACGCTCCTGCTCAGGTGTTAAGTTATCCGCAAAGACTACTGGCACCTCTGTTAGGCCTGCAGCCTCACAAGCCTTAAGCCTCATATTACCACCTAGCACTATCATATCCTTATTAACTACAATAGGGCGCAACTCTAGCATCTGTGGTAACTCAGTAATGCTTTTTACTAGCTTCTGGAACTTGTTGTCCTTTATGACTCTTGGGTTCTCAGGGTTGGGGCGTATCTGCCTAATATCTACTCTTTCCATAATTATAAAACCTACTTTTTTTGTTTTGCTTTTAATGCTTCCTCTCTAAAGATATCACGAATTAACTTCTGATTCAAACGCCTTTGGCTCCTATTAGGTGTTGTACCTGCTTCTGGTAACTCTACAAACTTTCCCAAGAATGCCTGCTCATCTGCTGCCAGTTGGCCTCGCAGGTGTACCTGCGTTAGAATGGCAATAAACATCTCAAGGTTGTTTCTGTTTACCAGAATCATATTGCTTTTACTTTCCTCCATTATAATAAGTCTTTTGCTTTTATTAGTATACCTACAGATGTATTGTTATCGCCTCCTGCGACACCTAGCCTGTGGTAGTTTGTTTTACACAACTGCTTAAGTCGTGCTGTGGGTATTAGTACAGCGTGCAGCACATCGCTGCCATCTACATCCGACATATCAGTTTTAAGCCTTTGGCCCTTTTCACTTGCTGCAATTAGAAACCAGTAATCGGCCTGTGTAGTAGCCAAGCCACTTAGCTTGCCCCTAGACTCATACTCAATGTAAAAGTTACCTGTGCGGTAACAGCCAAAGTCAAACTTAACTTCTATTGTCTTACTAGAGAGCAGGTGGCCTAGCCACCCCTCACCTAATTGCCCTAAGGCTAAGTCGTACTTAAAGTCGTTATTGTAATCCATTAGTCGGCCTCTATGCCGTTATCTTTTAAATCTCTTTGCATTAAGTCTAGCAACCTATCCTTCGCTAACTCATGCAGGGCTTCCATCATTGCTAATATCTTGTCTGTGTCTTTCATTTCTCTTGGTGTTAAAGGTTATATGTCTCTGCATTGAAATTGATGGATAAACCCTTCTTTATATGCTTCAACTCTTGTTAGTGGTGTAAATAAGCACCTTACTTTATTCTATAAATCCTTTTCTATGTTCTGTCGTTCTACATACCTGCGCCACATATTAGCAGCCCAAGCCTTTCTCTGCATCTTATTAGGATACACTTTCTTCAGTCTCGCATTTGCAATGCGTAGGAATTGATTCATCTTTATCATAATAAATTCTTAAGTCTTAGACATTCTGTGTTTAATTCCTCAGCCCTCTTGGCTTGATGCTTTAAAGCCTTGCATACTGCATTATACTTTTTTTCTAACTCAGCATACTGCTCACTAGCCTTGCGCTTAGTGCGCTGCATTTTCTTTTCCCACTCCTCCTCCAGTTTATCTAAGCTAGGGTTTACAATTACACTTCTGGAACGCATGGCCCTTTTTACCTCTACATCATACTCATCTACAATGTTAGAAATAGAGTCGCTAATGCGCTCATAGCACATCCTGTACTTAGTATCGTAAGCGTAATTGCTCTCGTGTTGCTTCTTAGCGTGTATAATGGTAGCGTGATTCTTGTTTATTATCTCGCCTATGCGTTGGAGCGACAAGCTAGTTTGCTCAATTACAGCTACACTAAATGCGTGTTTCCATATTACATTCCCTCGCTCCCTGTTATCCTTAATGCCCTCTTGTTCCTTTAGTTGTTTCCAAAGGCTGTGTAGCATCATCTGCTGGTCAATAACTACTATATCCATCTATCTTGCTCTTGTGTATTGTTTTAAGCCACTCTACCTTGCTTGGTACATCACCATATTTTAGGTGGCAAGGCCGACATACGGCCATTAAGTTTTCTATTACATCTTTGCTGTTACTACCACCAGAACCTCTGTTCTCAATGTGGTGTATATCTACAGCCCTACTACCACATACCTCGCAGGGTATAAAGTCATCAAGCACATAGTTAAAGTGCTGCATGTATACTTTAGTGTGCTTTTTCACAACTCTCCTACTATGGTGTAAGTATCTAAGTCTTGCCCCCTTACAAAGAAGTCCTTGTATAAGGTTATCGCTCTGTTGAACTTAGCCTCACCCCTTTTGTAAAACTCCTCACTAATTGTATAAATGCCCACATCCGTACTGCTTTTGTCCAGTGCAATAAATGTAAAGTCTTTATAGCTAACCTTAAACAGGTTGCAGTATATGTATGCCTGTAAGTCATAACCATACTTATCAGCGCTGTACTTAAAGGCTTTTAAGTCTGTAGTTGTCTTAATGTCTGCAACGCCATTAGGTGTCCTGATGTCTGCCTTACCCCTAAAAGGGTAGCCGCCTAATACATCTACTTGGGGCACCTCAAACTCACTGCCTTGCATATACTGCATTGCCATTTCGTTCCTGAAGAAAGCATCAGCCATGCGCTCACCTGCCTGCATGTCCTTTCTAGTAATACAAGTCTTAGGGTTATCCAACTGGGCCTCCTTAAAGGCCTTTGTGTTTTTACTAGCTACCTCTACAACCTCAAATATATCATCAAACTTTTCAGGCTCCAGTATCATAGTGTGTATCACCCTACCCATTAGCAGCGCTGGGCTGCTTTCCTCTTTGCCGTACTTCATTACATTGTAATAAGTCTTTGGGCTGTCCAGTAGCATCTTTAAACTGCTGCTGCTGTGGGCCAACTTGTTTAGTGGGCCATAGTAAAAGCTGTCATCTACAGCCTTTTGGACTAACCAATCTCTATCGTAGTCCGTTCCATCAAGCATCAACATGAGTAGCAGGTTAACATTTCTACTAACTCATACACTGCTATCATAGCAACCATTCCTAAAATTACCATAGTCTGCAAGAATGCTACTACCGCTACTTTGTTCCAATCAATCTTTTTCATTGCTCTAGTTTTTCTGTTACTGCTAAAATAAAATCATATGCCGCTGAGTGGCCACCTACATTCCAGCTGTACAGCCTTGTAGTGGTATACTCCTCATCATAAGTTTTCCAATCGTAAATAGTAAATACATTACCCTCGTAGGTGAACACCCACTCCTTTTGCACTTTGCCATCATCACTGGCCTCAGGGAAAGTTGGCTCCCCTAATACATCAACAAGGCGGCTATAAGTAAAGCCACCAATCTGTCCCTTTAGGCTTGAACCGCCTATTACTGCAAGGGCATCAGTCTCATTAAGTAGTTTCATTGCTGTAATTATTTACAGCTAATATACACAATTTTGTAAATAACTACTCCTCCTCCTCAAAAAACTTTTTGTGCAGGAATTCCTCTACATCATCTAAACGCCTCTGTATCTGTCTGTTCTGGTTAAGGGCAAAGCCTAAACCTATGCCAAATAGTATAAGTATCATTCCTCTTTTATTTTATATGGTAACACTTCAAATATCAAATCCTCTACATCTTCAAATTTCAGGTAAGTAAATACATCCTGTGCATTCCACCTGCCTAGCCATTTATACAACCCCTTTTCATAGGGTATATAATTTTGGCGTGTAACCGACTCAGGGCTATACACCTCACACATATCTAATGCACGCACCCTCAGGTGCTTCTTTCTAAATACATAAAAGGCATCTGGAAACTGGAAGGCTATATACTCGGCCTTGCTTTTTTTGCTGCACCAACCATCGCCACCCCATACATTCATAAACTCTAGGAGTATGTAGCCTGTGTGGTGCATCTTTTTTAGCCCCTTTACATCTACCTTCATATCGCCCCAGTAAAAGTCAATGTGCTTCTTATCATCAGCTAGCGAGGATTTATGAGCACCAGTAATTTCCTTAAACAAGGCCTCCCCTGTTTTACCTACATCAACACATACAGCGGTACGGCTTTCAGTTAGCTTGCGTTTATCCTTTAGATAGTTACGCAGTTGCATCTAACAACTCTTGCAGTTGGCGCATCCATTGCATCCATATCTTAGGGCTGCAGGTGCAGGGCACATCAAACTTATGATTAAATACTCTAGCGTGTATTTGCGCAATGCGCTCTCTATCCTCGTGTTTGAGTGTGCTTTTACGCAGCACGCCACTGGACAAATAAGATATCTCATCCTCCTCTAAACACTCAGGGGTACGGCTATATGGAAACAGCTTATTAAGCTTTTCTTTCCTAGCATCGCAACCACAATCCTCACCTACTACAGCCTTAACTACTTTCTTAATACCAGTAGCTGTAGTTATCTGTTCAATAGTATCACCCAATCCTTTAGGCTTATTCTTGCTGCCTTTTGGGCGGCCAATTTTCTTAGATTTGGTTGTAGTCTCCGTTGCTGTAGTCTTCCCAATCTTCGTTGAGTCTGTCGTGGATTCTTGCTTTGCCATTCTTTATAGTGTTCTTAATACTTGTTAAACCTATGCTTGTCTCCCTGTGTATTTTATTCATACTGGTGCCCTCCATATGTATGCGGAGCATCTTGGCATCGTACCAATGAAAGTCATCCATCTCCTGCTCCATATAATCCAGCAGGCGCTCCATTGCTTGGCGTTCTTCAGGTAACGCAGTTTCTTCCAGAAAATCAAAATCTAAATCATCAAGGCTCACTTTATTAATCTTGCGCTTGGCCCTTTGGTATTTTAGTGCTGTGTTGATACAGCTGCGGTACACATAAAAGAAATTAAGGCTGTCCTCCTCATCG